ATAAAATAATTAATTTCTTTCTCTGCTCTCCTATTTTTACTCTTTGATCTTCCATATCTTTTTCTAATCTATTTCTAAATTGTTGTCTTGTTAATTCTGTATCTAATCCATAGCTAATTCCAGGGGTTTTCCCTTTTTTATGCATTTCTTGAAATTTAATCATTTCATTTTCAGCATTAGAAATTGATTTTTCTAATGCGTCATATTCAGATTGGGTTTTTTGTATTTGTTTTTTTAAGTTTATTTTTTCTAATTCTTTTAATTCATTAAGATGTTTTTTTACAGCATCTGTATTTATACCAATCATTTTAGCTTGTTTATCAAATTCAATTGCACTTTGAGGAAGTAATATTCTTAATCTATTTTCAACATCAATCAGTCTGATTTTTTCTTTAGTATTTAAATTAGTTTTATTTTTTAATCCCTCATATTCAGACACTAATGACTGCACTTCATCCGCTTCTTTTTTAGCATTATCCGCAGCTATTTCAAATTTTCTATTGCTTTTATCTATTGCTTCACTAACCGCCATAGCACCTGTTGCAATCAAGGCAAGTCCACCTATTATAAGATGAATAGGTGTAATGCCACCAGCAAATGTAGCCATTAATTTTCCAGCTATAAACATAACAGGACCAATGGCAGCGGCAAGCCCACCAAACATTACAATAAGTTGTGATGTACTTTCACCAAGAGTATTAAACCAATCAACTAATTGTGCAAGTCCATCTAACATACTATTAACTAATGGAAATAAAGCATCACCTAATTTACTTAAGAATAATGTAAAATTATCTTTGAGTGTAGATAACCGACCATAGAATGTTTTACTTTGTGTATCCATAGATTTGTAAAACAATCCACCAGCGCTTGTAGCCGACTTAAATGCATCAGTTACCATGTCAACACTAATCATGCCCTTAGACATTTCATCTTTGAGCTGTGTCATAGACTTGCCTGTTTTTTCAGCTATAACAACTAATGGATTAAATCCACCATTGATCATTTGCAGTAAATCTTGCCCCATTAAGCGGCCAGTGCTATGCATCTGACTATAAGCAAGGCTTAACTGACTTAACTTTTCTGCATCTCCTCTTGCCACATCACCTAACATTTGCATAGTAGGTAGTACATCTTTAGACTGGATATTGAAGGCAAGCATAAGTTCTGCATTCTTAGCTAAGTCAGCAAATTCTAATGGTGTCTTAGCTGCAAAGTCTCTTAATCCACTAACAAACTTTTTACCAGCATCAGCACTTTTTAACATTGTAGTAAATGATTCTGTATATTTTTCTATATCAGCCGATGTTTTAACAGCTGCTACACCAAGACCAATAATAGGTAGAGATACACCAATACTTAATTTTTTTCCTGTATCCGCCCATTTCTTCCCGGCCTCGACCATTTTTTTATTTATTCTGGTCAGAGGGGCAGAGAGTTTATCAAATAATTCTACTAATACGCTTACATTATACTGCTTCGCCATCTTCTACATGCACTCCTAATTCAAAAGCTCTCATTTTAAGTTGCTTTTCTTGAATATATTCTGTTCCCTCTAACCAAAATAATAAATCATCTAATGTCATTTCCCAAATATCAGAAAGAGAGATTTTAAAAGTTGCTGCTATTTCCCATATGACTCTCTTCCAGTTTTCATATGGGAAATTTATTTTCCCTTTTCTTTTATTCCCATACTATCAGCTAATATATCAGCAATGCTGATTAAATCATTTAAATCTAATTCTTTTATAGTATCAATTGGTAACTCTGATACAGCTGCAATAAATGGAATAAATTCTTTAGGTACAATATGTATTTTTTGTTTCCCTCCGCCATTGTTAGATGGTTTAGTTATACAATCCGGAAAGCTATCAAGATGTTTAGCCTTGAGCCTTCCTATTTTTATTTCATGTATATCAATTTCGTTTCCATCATCTGTTTTATATGGTATAGGATAAGTTAATTTAATATTTCTTAATACATCACTATCACGCATTAACTTGCTTCTTTGCTTTCTGTCCAGAATGGACCAATAAATTTTACTGGTACTTCACCTTCACCACTTGTAAGATTAAAGTTACCTGTACAAGTTGCATTTTGCATGGTGTAAACTTTACCACCCCCACTATTACGAAAAATAATAGTTCCATTTTCAAAGATTCTTGCAAGTGCATCTAATGATATGTCATCTCTATCAGTAATAGTAAATTCAACAGAGCATTCGATAGGATTTTCTATATACCCATGAATTCCATTTTCACCAGTAACAGGAGCTCTTTCAAATGGGGCTTGTCCAGATATACCAAGCCCATTAGCTTTAGCTCCCTTTTTAGTAAGCATCAATTGTCCATTCACTAATACTTCAACTCTACCTGTAATTTTTGGCATAGTGTTTTACTCCTTATAAAATAAATTGGATCTTACCAGCTAACAATCTAAACTGATTGATAAGATTAGGTGCAAGTAAGACATTAACTCGATTAGGATCAGTTGCATCTATTTCCACAACTAAATTCTCTATAAATTGTTCTATTTCTTCAATCAGTCCTACTTCTCTTAGTTCTGTAAATAATGCTATAATTTCTCCTTTGATTGTTTTAGGTGTTACAACATATGATCCGGCCTGAATTGGATAACTATCTTGAGCTAATTTAAATCTTGGTAAAATAAATCTTGTAGTCATTCTGGATTTAAATTGATAACGAATTTCAAGTAGTGTAAATAATGTTTGAATATCAAGGTAACTTGGATCAGAAATGCCAAGTGCATTTGTTTTATATGTAGTAATGCTTCTTTCAATACACACTGCCCCACTTGCATCTACAATCCATGTAGCAATACCATCGTATAACAAAACATTTCTTTCTGATTGTGTAAATCTACTTGCAATAGGGGGAGGAAGAATATTTTTAAGTTTTAAATAATGTAATGGTCTGGCAGGATCACTATTAAGATTATATGATGTAATTGCAGCCCATGCCGATGTCCATTCTTCAGGAGGAGTAGGAGAATCGTACATACCAATACACGTTGTATGAGGATTATTTCTTGTATCTCCATGTGTGCTAATACTCGCTAATGCTTCTTTGTATCCATAATATGCATGACCCCCTTTATCAACTAAGGGCTTAAATCTTTCATCAAGTTCATCATCTAACAATCCTAAATTAGTTGCATCACTATAAGGATTAACAATATGATGAAATTGTTCTGTATCAATAACAGCCCATGCATCACCAATATTCGGATTATTAGTTCCACCAGAAAAAACAGAAATAAGCACACTATCATTAAAGAATGTAGGATAGCTTTGTCCATCATAATAATTAAATCTAACATCAAGATTATTTCCACATTCTCCAGTATTAACAGCTGATAATACTAATGGGCCTGATGTAGCATAACTTGCAGTAAATGGTAAATAAGAATTAGCATTTATTAAAGTTTTATATGCTGAATTACAATCCTGCACAGACCAGCCACTTGTAAGAATTTGATAAATTCTTGAACCAGCACCAAGCATGTACACTGCTTGATCACCACTGGAACAAGATCCACCAGCATGTGAAAGGGCAGTAGAAAAATGTATCCTTGCTAATGCTGTAGTTCCAGCTGCATTATCACTTAAAGCAAGAGCGTATAATTCTGTATTAGGATTATTTGCTTTAAATGTTCTACACATTCTTGATAATAAAGATCCAGCTACAAAATAACCATCTGCTATATTTTCAGAACTAATAGCATATAATAAATATTTTTCCGCACTTCCCCCACTTATCATTTGCCCTAAAATTAATACTTTATGTGGATTAGCATTTAATCCTTGTAACGCTCGGCTGTTGTCTATTTCAACAAGTGCTCCAGGCGTCCTGATTGTTTCAGGTATATTATTAAACTGTATCATTATTTAATACCATCCTTTCTTTTCTCATCTTTTTTGTTAGGTGAAACAATTAAAGAGCCTTCTTTTATTCTACGCCTCCAATATGTACCATCCTTACCGGACAATGCAATATTCATTCCATCAACTGGAATAGGAACTTTAGTTTTAGGATCTCTAACTATTAAACCATCTTTAGGCTTAACAAATACTATCATTATACTCTCCTTTATCTGGTAAATTGTGATTCATAAAAATTAAATCCTGAGGCAAATCCTTTATTTAATCCACCAGCACCAGGATCGCTTTGCATATCTATAGCCTGTGCAAAGTCAGGAAAAACATCAGTAAGTGGTAGATTTATTTTTTCTTCTAATCGATTAGATGGTTGTAAAATAATATAATTATATATTTTTTCAAATGTAACAGCATCTTCAATTTCATCCTCATCTATATCATTAAGTATAATTTGAATATTTCTTTTATCTCCTTCTATATTAGAAATTCTTGATGTATATTCAAATTCAAATTGATAATATAAATAAGCACCATTAAACCCAACTAATTTACCACCTCGATAATAAATTAATGATTCTGCTTCTCTTAATTGCCATCCAAGTAATGCTCTAAATAAATCATCTCTTACATCATATAATGCATCATAAGCAGCAATGCCCATTTTATCAGCATAAGATACATCATTTCTAATTGCTACAACTACTCCAAATCTTTCAGTTATCAATTGATTTATACTATTATCATATTCATTCTGGCTTGCTTCTTCAACTAAAGGAATAACAAAAGCCATTTCTTTAACTAATGTATTATTTATAGCAGCGCTTAATTCTACAGCACCACCAATCATATTTTCAAAACGAGTATTAGCTAATCTAAGTTTTAAAACTATTTTTCCTAATTTCATTATATTACCTTTTTAACCGCAGTCATTATTCTTTCTTCAACTACACTTTCCATCCATTCACCAACTTTTTTTAGAAAAGGACGTGCTTTCATTCTATCTGTGCCTTCCTCAAGATATATTGCATAATTAGCAATTACACCTTGTTTTTCACTTCCTATCTCTATTGCTCCACGCCTAACATCTAATATAATACTATTTATAAGTTTGCCCTCATCTACAGCAGGAGCGTACCCTGGAGCAGATGGCCAGTGAATCGCACCATTAGACTTACGATAAAACCAATGAGCCTTTCCGGTATTTTGCATAGATCTTTTTATTCGCTCTTCAGCTTCCATGCCAATTCTAATCAAAGCATTATGCATTTTAATTTCTAATTCTAAATCACTTTTTCTAAACATCTCAAGTAATTTATCAGATATTTTAACTTGTATGTTAATATGATTCTGTTCCATATCCTGTTCCTTGCTCTTCAACTTCTTGTACACGTAGCTTTATATATTCATCTCGATGCTCATCATCACGCATAACACCATGTATTTTAAATAATCTTCCCTTAACTGTTGATCCTTCCTGCTTGAATAAAAAATAATTTTTCTTAATTGGTTGTAAATCTGCCATGCCTTTATAACCAATACTAAACCCATTTGTATAAGATTTACCTAAATATTTTACAGCACACCATCTAAGTCTAACTAAATGAGTAATTAAATCAGTCTCATTTACTCCACGCATAGCAGCAATCATACTACTATAGCCTGATTGTGATATGGGAATTAGTTCCCCCCATACAGATATTAAGGTAGTATATTCTCTATCAAGCCCCCCTATCCTATCATTACTTACATCGAGAGAAGCCATTATAATTTGAAAACGGTGTTTTAATTTATCTGCTA